GGCACATGATTGATAAAGTCAGCAACCCATGCCGTGATCCAAGCCACGGATATGTAGTCAGTGGCCTTGTCAGCCACTCGCGCTATTTCGTGTTTTGTCATCATGCAACCCCGATGAATTCGATTTCGATAACGCCCGGGCCACCGGCTGCACCCGCGATGCCCGTGGTCGTTGCGGTCCAGCTTCCGCCGCCGCCCGAGCCGATGGTGCCCGCTGTGCCGCTGGTGTTGGCAGACGATGCACCGCCGCCGCCTGAGGCGAACAGCGAGCACGCGCCTGAACCCGCGCGCGACGCACTGGTGACGCCAGAGAATGCCCCGGCATATCCACCCGGCAACGCATTAGCCGAGCCGCCGTTTGCACCACCCCAGACGCCCGGCCCCTGTTGAACGCATGGCGCTCCTGATGTCGTGACGCCGTCTCGACGGCCACCCGCTGCGCCCGTGTCGTCCAACGCGCCGGACTGGTTGATCAGGCTTGACCCTGAGCCACCTAAACCCGTCTGTGTGAAGTGCGGCCCGGTGAATGAGGACGAACTACCCGCCCCGCCGTTGCCGGGCGTTGCCGCGCCTGCGGTGCCGCCTGCCGAGTTCGTGTAGCTGTAGCCGACGCCTGCGGTCAGGTAATGCCGCGCGACAACGTACTCACCCGCGCCGCCGCCGCCTGAGCGCAGAACCGGAGTTCCTGACGTCGCCTTGACGCCACCGGAGCCACCGCCCGGGCCTTGTATGCGGACCTCATGCCAGCCGGTACGTGTCGCGGTGTACGTGCCCGCGCCGGTTGCGGTGATGCGGGTTCCGACAAGGCCCGGAGGAGGATTGAGAAGAGCAAACATTAGGACGTACCCCAAGCGGTTGAGTCAAGCAGGCCAGCGGCCCATGTAATATTGAGAAAGCTGTTGCCTTCGATGTCCAAAAAGGCACCGTACGTGCTGCCGGAATCGGTCGATATTTCGTACTGCACTTTTGTCGGGTTGCCCGACGTGTAGGTGATCGTCGTTCTGACGTACCAACGCGTCCCGGAGGCGCGGCCTTGAGCCACGGCATGAGCGCTGCGTTCTTTCGCGATGACTACGGTTGCCTGTCCTGCGGCATTTCGCGTGATGTCACCCGACGCGATCTCAAAGCCGCGCGCGATTCCTTCTTTCGCGAACTCCTGTTGAATGGCTTGCAGGGATGCGCGGACTTTGTCGGCGTTGGTTGATGCGCTGTATGACCCCGCATTTGGGTAAAGCGTCTCGCTGTAACTCATAGTGCTTCGACTCCGGTAACCTGTATTGAGCACGGCACAGCAACGCGCGCATTTGATGCGTCGTAGCAATGCAGCGTGAGTTTGTTGTCCTCCAGCACGGCCTCCGATATGGTCAGGTTGCTGTACGACGGGCTGGCCTGCGTTATTGATTCCGCAGTGATTTGTACGTTGGTGATCGTGACGTACTTGCGTGGTAGCTGCACGACTACGCCAGCGGATGCGCTGGACGTTGCGGGTATTGCGTCAACAACTGTCGGCATGAGCGCGGCGATGCTTGCTGCATCAAACTCAATTTGCCATGATGAAGCAGTCGTCAACGGACCTGACGTGCCAATTTCACGGCTTGTGAGCAGGAATTGCACATGCCGCCCTGTTGCTACAAATGACCAACCCGCCGAAAAATCAGTCACGGTCGGTCCGGGATAGGTGTCGTAAACAAATATCTGACACAACAGTTGATCGTCGTATAAGTTGATCCATTTCGCGACGTTTAGAATCGCAAAAACGGCCAATCGCGATGCCCCGATGTCGTAAACCGGGGACAGCGCGTACGGGAAGAAAACCGTGAAACTCTCGCTATCACCGCCGTCTAGCGTCTGCGTTTCAAGTCCAGGAGTTAATTGGTTCGCGCCGGGATAAACAACGGTCTCCACTAGCTGTTTTACGGCCGATGACCTGATGCGAAGATAGGGGTCTCCGTCCCATAGCAGGAATCGATCAACGTCAATTAGCGTCCATCCGGTCGGGCCGGAAATTACTTGCGAATAGACGGACGCCAACGACCCAACGCCGGACGCGACTAGCGTTATGGTTGCCTCGCTCGCTGCTGCGCTGACGGCGATAGATGATCTGGCGTACACCTTTACAACGTACGTTGAAAGCGCATTCAATGGCGGCGATACATACACATTGCTCGGAACGTCTTGCGAATCGACGATGACCGTCTCTTCGTAATTGGTCACCACGACCCTGTAGCCAGCCAGAAACGGGTAGGTTGTTGCCAATGAAGGCCACGTCCCGCGAATCTTTGAAAGCGGAAACGCACCAGTCGGAACCGAAACAACCGTCTCCGTCAGGACAAGGGTCTCGACCGTGGGAGGCGTGCTTTGAGACGCGAGCCCCGTATCGGTGTACGTCGGAGAAGTGGCGACCACCGTGCTGTAACTTGCCGGGTCATACTCCGAGCAGTTGATTTGCCACAGCCCGACATCTGACGTACTGATGCCCATGATGCGCATGAGCTTGGAGGTAAACAGCGCCCCGTAACTTACGGTAATCACGTCACCGAGTTGTAATTCAAGCCCCTCATCGAAGAGCGTGAACGACATTTCTAGGTCTTCGAGATAGAGGTGATTTCTCCGCTCTATCGATTCCCGGTTCGCCTGTGAATAAGAGGTAACTCCCGGCATTTCCACGATCTGCCCGCGTAGCTGTTCGCCAGACGGGACCGAGGGAACGTCCACACCGATAGGCGCAATCGAGGGTATCCAGTCGCCGGTAGCCTGCGGTTCGGTGAACCGGACATACACAACGTTCGGACGCTTTCGGATGTCTCGTTTCTGCCAGCTAAACGAACCCTCAACCATGTTGGCTTCGGTGATCGTCTCAACGCTTGAAGCCGTGCCGTCTGCAATTAGCCGGAAGATTGAACCTTCAGGAACAACGAACGCGCCCGCGTACTGAGCCAAGGTCTTAACCCAAGACTCTGCGGGTTGTTGATTCTCCATGCAGAGATTCAGGACGCGCTTTTTCTCACCACCGGAAAGAGCCGTATCGTTCGCATTGGCAACCGTCGTAACGTCAGACCAGAACGCGGAGGTAGGCGTCATGCCTAGACCTAAAGTCGCGTCAGTCAGAACCCGTGCCGTGAGCAATGCGGGGCAATTGGTGTACAGCCACGTAGAGGGAGTGGCGTAGACCTGTCCGCCGTCTCGCGGGTCGTAACACTTGAGACCCCTGACGATTGCGTGAAAGTCCGCAAGGTCAATCTGCACCCCGCCGCTGTTTCGCGGAGGGAGAGTTACCACCGAATAACAGAACCCGAGGAGTGGGTTAGTCCACGTCACCCCGATTCCAGAAAAGGCCGATACCAGAGTCGCGTTAACCGTCTGAACCTGTGTCCCGGTGTAGTGAGTAACTGAGGAACCAGAGGGTAGAGAAGCCCCGCCCATAGTGATCGATTCGACAGCATCACACTCACCCCGCCCCCATAGGCAGACAACCACCAGATTGCTGCCAGACGAGAGAACTCGGGGGATGTGCGCCCCTACCCTGCAACGTCCGAGAATCACCCGGATAGGCTCGTCAATGGCTGATACGTTCAGTTGAGTCTCGAAGGCATCGGTAGACGTGTCTTTCAACGTCTTGGAGGTTGCCCGCCCGATATTCCCGGTCCCCGATGCGACAAAAACGGCATCCGGGATAACGTTTCCAATGACCCGTGAACCCATTCCACGAACAGGAATAGGCTTGGACCCGACAACCCGTTGACCGAGTTGTCCGGGACCAGCGTTTTCTATGATAACGGTCATACCGTCTCCAGAACCGATTCACAGCGAGAGTTAAACCGGCCAATCGGAGCGCGACGGAACGAAACCCACCGAGCGGTAATCGTGGCTCCCGACTCTTTCCATGTGAACGTCATCGAAGCGCTAGCTCTGTTGGTGTCGTAACTTGATTCGAGAGCGTCCGCTTCGGCAAGCGTGCATTTCGCGTGCATCAGCGTGTAGCGATGCTTCGGAGTTGTCCAAAGTGAGCGACCGCGCAAAGCCCCTGACGTGGTTCGTGAGAGCTTGAGGCCGTCTATCTTTTCTCGCGCGGTACCTAGCGTGAGATTGCACGCTGGCATTGGGTACGTTGCCATTAGGCCAATGCTCCCCGTGGGTTAAGAGTGATCGTCCCTGAGCCCCAACGAACGACCGTTCCTGCGGGCGCGAAGAGTTCAGCGGGGAGGTTGTTGCGGTACGTTCCGCGAGGCAAATCCACCGTCTTGCTGTTCAGCCGCGTAGCGCTCACCTTGAGTTGTCCATCAGATCCGCCGGAAGCACTCAACCCAGCCCCGTCGAAAACGAGAACAGGGTCAGCGGTTGCCGTAGCATCCGCATCAAACACCCACACCTTAATTGCTCTGTCGGCGATGTCTTCACCCAAAACCAGAGCAGCTATCGCGAGGTCAGAATCTTCAAAATTGAGTGTGATGTTTTGGGTAATCGAGCTATCCCACGACAGCCCGGATACAGTGAATGCACCGTCCGACCACGTTTGAGAATTCCAAGAGGTAGAGCCGTTCGTGCAGAGCCGGAGAACGGTCGAGAAATCAATCTGTAGAAACCAACGCGGCTCCGTGATCGTCTGAGCGATTGCGGTTAATGTGGGACTTGAGAGGCTTCTCATACGTTTGCAACCTCAACGTCACCGTACTTGTCCACAATGAAACGGAACGTTCTTGGAGTGCGCGCGGCTTCCAAATTGATGTCTGCCGTTTCCCGTTCCTGATCCGCTACATCCTTGATGTCTGCGGCGAACTCGGCTAAAGCATCCCGGATGACTTCGCGTAGGCTCGCGTTGTTTTTGTCCAACAAGTCACCAGCCGCAGCGAGGCGGGCGTTAACCAAATCTTCAACACGTTGACTGCCTGAGATGAACTCACCCGACAGGGCGGTTTGTTGCTCAGGAGACAGCAGCCCAAAGGCTGCGTTTTGTGCTGCGTCAATCTGACGCGCAAGCCGGTCGATAACTTCCGGGTCTGTCGCGGCAGCGAGAGCCGCAAAGAGTTGTTCGGCCTGCCGTTGGTAGTAGGCGTATTTCTCTTCGGTGTTGAGAGACTGGAGGAGGAACCCTTCTTGCGTATTCCCGAACAGTTCCGCAAGAGCTTGTTTCGTCGCGGCGATCTTCGATGTGGCCTGAGCGTAGGCCGTGGCGAGATTGCCCACTCCTGCGGCAAAGTCTTCAATCGAAACCGTACCGTTCGCCAGGCCATCGCGCAAATCAAGAAGCGCATCGGCCTGATCGAGATACGCCGTTACTGCGCCGCGAGTGCTCGCCTCAATCAAATCCGCAACGGTCTGATTCGTGTCGGTAACGAACGATTCCAGCGAGAGAGCCAGAACCGTAAATGCTTCCTGCGCCGTCTCAGTCAATTCCGAGAACGCGGCGATTGACAGATTCAGCCCCGGAACCGCTAGGTTCAGTTGCTTAATCGCAAAAGCCGAGCGAGCCAGCTTATCGATGTAGACGAGTAGTTCATCTGCCGAGCCTTGGAAGCTCGTAATCAAATCGCCAGCGCCCTCTTCCAGAGCGTTGAACGCTATCGAGTAGCGTTGTTGCAGGAAGAGTTTTGATGATTTCTCAATCGCAATCTTTGCGCTGGCCTCATCATCAAAGCCGAACCAGTCCGTCATGTCTGACGAGATTCGTTGTATGTTGTCGCGAACTACAGCGAGAACTTCAGGAGAAAACAGGTTGTCAGCGATGAACGAATCAAGCTGATTGACGCGGTCGATTAGCGGCTGGAATGCGTCGTTTCCGATGTCACCCGATACGTCAAACTGACCGAGCGCGGAATCTATGATGTCTTTGCGGCCCCGTCCGTCACGAACGGAGTTGTCAATCTTGATGCCCGTTTCATCGTCAAACACACCGAGCGCCGATGCGATGCCAGCGATGATTCCGATGACAGGAATCGCCGCGCCGAGCACCGCTGCAAACCCACCAGCCGCAGCAATGCCACCACTTAATGCGGTGCCAAGCGTCGCGAAGTTCGCAGTCAGGCCAGCGCCAGCAGAAGCAAGTCCCGTGGCGAAACTCTCAAGACCAAGAGAGGATGCGAGCCCCGCAAGGCCGGTGCCTCCTGCAATCGGACCCGCGCCGAACTGGAATGGGAGTTGACCTAACAGGCTCCCGCCGCCACCGAAGATTGAGCCGAGATCAAACCCGCCGCCACCAGTGCCGCCGCTGAATAGCGAGCCGAGATTGAGTCCACCTGAGCCGCCACCGCTGAACAGGTTAGCGCCGATGTTGAGCACATACTTCGCCGCCATTTGAGATGCGAGTTTTGCGAAGAATTGCTTAACCGTCTGGCCTAGGTTTTCAAATGCTTTCTTGCCATTCAGGAACAAATCTTCAAAGAAGCCTGCGACGTTGTCCTGAATCTGCTGTGTGTTTTTGAGTTGCTCTTCCAGCGATTTTGCGGATAGCTCAGACTGTCCGCGCGCATCAATCGAGGCCTTGAGTTTTTCGGCCTGAGTGATGAGCGCTTGCTTCTCGGTTTCCGTCAGGTCTTTGGTCAGCGCGATCTGTAGTTTGATGTCTACAAGCGCTTTTTCGCGAGCCGTGCCGGTCAATCCGAACAGTCGCAATTCTTCGTCGCTGGCCTCTAGCTGCTTTTGCATCGCAGTCCAAAGGTCTTCGTATGCCGTGCTGATTTCCGGCACGTTTTTCAGCATCAGCTTGTATTCTTCTTCGGCAGCTTTCGCGAGGTCTTTAGTGGCCTCTTCCATTTCCTTGGTCAGCTTGATATTGACCGGCTGCTGCATGGCGTAAGCGTGCAGCGCTGCACTCAGGCGCGTTACCGCGTCTGTATTTCCCTTTGCAAACGCTTCTTTCAGCGCGCGAGAGAATGCCTCGATGTTCTTTGTGAAATCAGAGTCAACGCCTAAGTCCTTACCCTCGACCTTTGCGAGAAGCGATTCAAGAGTCTTCGCGAACTCTGCCGCTTCGTCTTTGCCCTTCTTCGTCGCGCCCGCGTAATTCAGCGTCGCCTTCGTGACGTTGTCCGTAGCTGCGGCGAGCTTTACCGCACGGTCGCGGGCGTCATCAAACGCCCCTGTTTGCGCGCTTATTGCGTTGGTGTAGGTCTTGATCTGCGCCGATGCGATGCGCTCGCTTTCGGCAAATAACAAATTGGCCTTAGCTTCGTTCTCGCGCGCCTGAGCGGTCAATTCAAGCGATGCGCCGATCTGCCCTGCGGCCCGTGCGGCACCAGCGGCTAGCGTGTCGAGAATCGCTTTACCCGCGTAGGCGACGCCCTCTAAATCCTTCGCCAGCGCGCGGAATTGATTGATGCCGTAGGTTGTTTTGTCGATGAGTTCGCCGATGAACACGGCACCATCGCGCGCCCATTTCGCCAGCGATCCATCATCAGCAAGTTGCTTTATCGTCGCGGCGAGACCGTCGCCGTTTTTCTTGAGATCGAGAATTGCCGTCAGGAACTCATTTGCAGCCGGTAGAACCTCTGAAACGATGACGCGCTTTAGCTCCAGCTTTTGAGCAGCAAGCCGCTGGATGTTCTTTTCGTAGTCGTCAGCAGCCTGCGCCTGAGCTTCGGTTACTTTGACATTGATATCGCCAGAATCGGCGAGGTCTTTAAGCAGCGGAAGAAGCTGCGCACCGGACTTGCCGAACAAATCCATTGCGAGCGCGGCCTTACCCGGCCCCTTGTCGCTGAACTCTGCGAACTTCTTGGAGACCTCAAAAACGATTGCGCCGGAATCCTTCAATTCACCGTTTGCGCCACGGGCTTGGATGCCGAGTTTTTCCAGTGCGGCCCCTGCGGACTTCGTTTCATCGTCTGCGTTCAGCAAGCCCTTATTGAGCTTGATAAGCGCGCCTTCGATAACCTCAAAAGCCTGACCACTAACGACGGCCTGCGCCTGTAGCTTCGCGAGCGATTCAACCGTCGCGCCGGTCTTTTCCGCTGCGTCGTCAAGAGCGGAAAGCCCCTTCACCGTATCGGTGAAAGCAGAGATAGCCGCGTCTGCAACCTTTGATGCAGTTTCCAGTGCGATCAGTTGACCAGCAAACGACGTGACAGCACCGAGCGCAGCTTTGCCTAACGACTTTTCAAAATCGTCAAAGCCCTTCTGAGCGCGTCTTAAGCCTTCGGTGAACTGCGCCGAATCCAGCGCGAGTTCAGCTACCAGCCTGCCGAGTGCTGCCACTTGTTTATCCGTTCATGATTTGTTGGAAGGCCGCGCGGTAATCAACCGGCGTCGTCTCTTCGGCCTCAACTGGTGCTCCCCAATCAATCAGGAAGTCATCGAGCTTTGCGCCCGAATTGCCAGCTAAACCCGCTATCTGTTTCTTGAGCAGCGCGAAATTGATGTCTTCGCGGTGATGTCCAATTGGCTCGGTTCGCATGAACTCAAGCCACATCTGATACTCAGTGCTCGGCATCTCCGCCATCTCGACAAGCGTCTTGCCGAGCGACAAAGCCAGAGGCATCATCTGGCGGAGAGCCGGGCTCAGTTTGGGGCGTCTTTATCCCCGGTGGCCTTTTGAACTCCCTCGGTTAGACTGTTTAGCGCCTCAACAGGGAAGTCCATTCGAATCTTTTCCACGTCTTCGAAAGAATCGGAATCAAACACGTAGCAGCCGTCTTCATCGATAAGGATGTTTGCCGCTATACGCGCGTTGCGACGGTGAAGCCGCAACTGCTTTTCTGCTGGCGTTTCTTCCTTGGGGGCATCCTCTTCAAGAGGGATGTCCGCTAGCGCAATGTGCTTTGCGTACAGCTTGAAGTCATACTTTCCCTTGAACACTTCGTGGCGATCAAGTTTCAGACGAGCCAAAAAGCTGTCGCGGTGTTTGCTGATTTTTTTTGAGTTGTCGCTCATGGGTTTCTTTCTAGACATGGAAGCCCGCCGAAGCGGGTAGTTGTTAGACGTAGTAGGTTTCTTCTGCACACTTCTTGAATGAGAAGTCCGCCGCCCACGCTTGACCGACCGCGCCCTGCCAGTTCGAAGACTGGACAAACACGGGAACCATGACGCCGCCGTTTGTTGCGGACGTTGGGAACACGATCTTGATTGGGAATTTCGTTCCGTTTGTCTCAAAGGTGCGCAGAGAAATCTGCACAGCGCCTTGTGACAATTTGTTGCCACTGATCGAGAACGATCCGGTATCAGCCAGACCCGCTTCGTAGGTCTTCGCGGAGTCGCACATACCGGTCGTGTCGATTTGTTCAACCGAGCCGCCCTGCGAGTTGATGGACTTCGCCTCGCACATACGTGACATGGTGTAGCCCTGTGCTGTACCGCCTGAACCGTAGGTCGTGTAAGAAGCGGTCGAGAGAACCGAGAGTCCTACCGTCAACTGGAATGTGTCAGTCGCTTTCGCGGTGACTACGCCCCAAATGCCGTTAACCTCAGTCATACCGACTACGCCGTCGATGTAGACAACGTCGCCGTTGTTGTAACCGTGGGCCACCGAAGTGAACACGCCGGGGCTTGCCTTCGAGATAGCGGTGATCGCCTTCGTTGACGGAAGCGTTGAAGACGGGATGTACAGTTCAGACCCCGCGAAACGCATTGCTGTTGCCATGATGAATTCCTTTCAGGAATAAAAAAACCGCCCGGAGGCGGTCTGGTTTGTGAAGTGACTACTTAAACGCTCGCGGCGCTTTCCCAACATCGAACAGAAATCAACGCTCTAAAGAGCTTTGTTTCCGGTTCAAAGTCTGTGCTGAAGCCCTCAACGGCCTCAACGAGTGACGACGCAGAAAGCGCGGTCAACGTGGACTCGCGCAATGTGCATAAATCTTTGTGGTTGTCGTGATAGCAATCGACCTGAAACAGCCGTTCGCTGTCTCTGGTTGATCCGCACACTGATGAATCAGGAACGCTTGATACGTTGCTGAACACGATGAATGGGGCTGCTGTTCCCTGTTTTGCGATCAACGGGTAAGCCTTCGCGCTCACCAGCGGCGATAGAAGGTTGAATAACTGGACTTCGGTCATTGCAGTTTCGCTAGACGCTGCCTGACGCGCTCCGTCATGACCTCTAGCGCCTTCTCTTTCGATTCCTCAAAAGCGGGACGAATGAAGGGTCGAGCGGCTTTCTTGCTGTTTCCAAATTCGTGCTGCCACCAGTACCAAGGATCGTCAACTGTCTTCACGGCTCTTCCTTGTTTGCGCGCGGCTTTCTTTTCATCTTTGATCTGCCCATGACGTACGCCGATGTTGATCTGGACATAGTCGGGGCTGCGCTGTTTTTCAACCTTGCCCGCGATGTTTCGGATCAATGCGCCGGTATCCTCGATGCCTTTGGTCTTCGCAATTTCTTTCGCGCGCTTCTTGACGACCTGAGCCGCAGCGGTCACCGCACTACGGATGACTTTCTTGCGGACGTCTTCGCCCAATTCATTGAGCCGCGCCGCCAGCTCCCGCCCGCCTGTGATCGTGAAACTAGCGCCCATCGTTTACGCCCTGCGAGCACATACAGACGATCTCGCGATTGCGGTTCTCAATATTCATGACCGCGCCGACGTTGTAATTGACTCCGGCATACGTGATCCGGTCTTCCGCGCGAACGTCTGACGGATAGCGCATACGAATCTTGACCACCAATTCAGACTGCGCCTGTTGTGCGGCGAAGAATTCACGCCCTGACAACGGCTCAATAGACGCCCATTGGTCGCCGACATCCTCCCACACAACACGCTCGCCGCCGTCGGTGTCGCGCGCTGTCGTCTTGCGTTCAACCGTCACCAAGTCACGCAGCTTGCCGATTCTCACTTCACGCACTCCCGGATGAGGGCGCCAAACTCCGGATAACTCACGGAGCGATTCTTAGTCCAGATCGTGCAGGATGTTCCCGCTTTTTCAAGACAACCGCTGTCGTTTTCCGCAACCGTCTTGCGCGACGAACAGGTTTCATTCATGTTTGTCACTGGATACCACGCTACCTGCCGCTTTATCGGGGCTGCGCACCCGCTCAATAAAGCTGAACAACATAGGATGAAAGTCACCGTCAAAAATGTGTCGCGTCTCATGACCTAAATTCCCGTCTGGCGTTGCCAAAACATGAAGCCCGTAGAGTGATCCGGGGCCGAAGCTGATCGGCACGACAACCACGGCTTTGTCATAGATCGCGCATCCGGCCATCTGCACGACCAGCGGCGCAAGCAGGATGTTGATCGCGTTGTCTGCGCCGTAAGCAAGGCAGACCGGGCCGGGTGCCTGTGCGTCAATGAAGGTGACCACGGCACTATTGCGAAGCGGCTGCGGGTCGAAGCTGCCGAGGTAGGCGGCGGCTTGTGAGCACCAGACGGCGGCGAGGATGGCGAGCGCGCGCATTAGCCGAGCAGCGTTTTGCAGCCGAGGATGGCGGACTCAAGCGTTGCGGCGTTTCCGGTTAACGCGTCGAGTTTGCCGCGCTCCGTATTGATCGCGGGCATGGCCTCGTCAATGACGGACTGCTCTTTGGCAATTTGTGCGTTGAGTTCCGCGATGCGCTCGGTCCATGTGGTGATGCGGGCACGGTTCGGGGCGAGCGCCTGCTCCATTGCGTCAATCGTTTTTTCCGCAGCGGCGATAGCCTCTTTGTACGCGGCTAGCTCCGGCTCTTGCCGTGCGATTTGTGCTTCGATGCTGGCGCGTTGTTCGTCGTTCATGCTTAATCTCTCGTGGTGATCCATGCGGTGCCCGCAGCGTTGCGGCGGATGGTGATCGAGGCCCATTGCGTGGTGGTGCCGAGCGTGGTGGCGCCGTCGATGGTTTCGCTGGCGTTGCCGTCGAATGTCACAGCGTTCGCGCTGGCATCGGTTTTCTTGAGGATGTATTGCGTGCCCGCCTGCGCGCCCGATACAGCGGGCAGCGTGAGCGTGATCGCGCCCGAGGTGGCGTCGCATTCCATCGTGTGATCGTTGGCAGTGACGGTGTAGTTCGCGGTCTTGGCGACGATGCCGAGGGCGAGGCTGCCGGTCAGTATCGCGTTGCGCAGTTTCTGGTCGCGAAAACTACCGCCTGATGCTGTCGCCGTACCGCTGTTTATTTCCTCCACACCCGCAGCGTTGCGCGCACGGCCAAGGTCAGGCGTTCCCGACTGGCTTGTCGTGCTGGAATAACTGATGACGACGTTCGAAGCAAAATTGGCCTTCCCAGAGTGGAAGCCGACAATTTGGGAGCTTGCATATTGAATACGCAAGCCGTCTACATAGCCGCCACCGCCTACTGCAAACCCGTAATTTCCAAGGCCTGGAACCATCTCGATCTGCCCGGCTACTGTAAGAATGCCAGTTCGGGACAGCGAATAGATAGTTGACGCCCCAACCAACACTTCATCGACCAATGATGCGGCAGCGCTCGCCGTATTGGTGATCGCCAGCTTGCGCAGCTTGAATGTGGTGCCACCCGAATTGAGCGTGACCGTCTGAGCGGTGAGCGCTTTGTTCGTGGTGATCGTACCGAGCGCTTGCGTGAACGTCTCGGCAAATGTCACAGCGCCCGTGCTGGTGTTGATAGCCGCGGCTGCGATGGTTGTTGCTGTGCCGCCGTCATTGAGAAGGAGGTAGCCGGTCGTGCCGCCTACCGGACCCGTCGCGCCTGTTGATCCTGTAGCCCCGGTTGCGCCCGTAGCTCCAGTCGAGCCGGTCGGACCCGTGCCACCTGTTGCCCCTGTCGAGCCGGTTGCTCCGGTCGGTCCTGTTGGCCCGGTCTCACCCGTTGCACCAGTAGCGCCCGTTGATCCAGTTGGTCCGGCAACAGTTGAGTCTGCGCCGGTACCTCCCGTGGCTCCGGTTGGTCCTGTGCTGCCTGTCGATCCGGTAGGTCCGGTGGCACCTGTCGCGCCCGTGGGACCAGTGGCACCAGTTGGCCCCGTGGCTCCTTTGGGACCAGTA